AGCGGCGCGCATCGCGTCAAAATGATCCGGGAACACCCAGAACCGCTTCTCCATCGTCAGATCCTTCGTCGAATGGGTTTTGAATATAGGGGTGAACACTCCTGACTGGAGCCATCTGGTGTACAGCTCCGGGTCTGTCGCCTTGACTCCCTTCGGCTGGAGATGCCCACCGATGTCGTGTCCCCAATAGCCGTAGCCCACGTTGGATGCGGTGGAGGTGAAATATGGCAGATAGCCGAGCACCTGCCACGAAGCCAGGCAGTCTCCAGAGAAGCCGATCTGGTAACGGTGGCTGCCGAGCCCTCCCCAGCGATGGTAGATCATCGGGCGGCGGGCATATATTCCTTGATCAGCCGACTGGCGTACCATGTCGTTGAAGAAGGTGTAGTTCAGCCAGAAGGTGTTGTTTAGTCCGGGAACATACTTGCTGAACTTCCATTGCTGCCAGTCGAGCCACCAGAAATCGACTCCCTGTCGCTCGAACGGACGTATCACGGAATTGAAGTAGGCATCCGCCCAGTTCCGGTCGTCCATCCGGAACGGCACCGGAGCCTTGCTCCCGTCATGATTGATGTACCCCTTCGGGCCGTCATATTCATCAGTCCTTGAAAGATAGTCCTTCACGAAGCGGTCGTAAGGTTCCTCGTAAGGTTGGATTCCCGAGGCGGGATGAAGGTTCAAAGTGGTCTTAAGCCCAAGATTGTGAAGATCTTGCAGACAGTTTTCAGGATTAGGAAAGAGTTTCTTCTGCCAGGTGTATCCCGTCCAGCCGATCCTCTGTCCAAACTCGTCCTTCGGAGCGTTGCGCTTCCGCAGAGACCATGTCTCATGCCAGTCCATGTCCAGAACCATCACATCGATCGGGATGTCCAGCGAGCGGATCTCCTTTCCGAGCCCCACGAACTCGAAGTCTGAATATTGCCAAAAACGGCACCACCAGTAGCCAAGGGCATATTTCGGAGGCATAGGGATGCGTCCTCCGATCTTGGTGAAGTCGGAGACGGCGGCTTTGTAGTCGTGACCGTACGCAAACAGGTAAAGATCCTGACGGTCAGTCGAATCGCGGTCGGCGACCCAATATTTCCAATCGGTATCGACCGGCACGAATACCTGCCTGTCAGACTCGTCGATGATCGCCCATCCGTCACGCGAGGCGACTCCCTTGTCATACGGTTCCTTGGTCTTGACACCGTCACAACCGTCCAGCGTCCTCGTCGTTCCGAGCAAATTGCCGCTGTCATCCATCCCCGGATGCCAAGTCACTGTCCTAAAGCCTTTTCTGGCAGCAGGATCCACCATTCGGAATGTCACATTCAAATTATTCTCATCGAATTTGTCATTTCCCGAATATGTCAGCGTGATGTCCTGAGTTTTGATTGTCAGCTTCTTGCCGGACCTTTTCACTGTGTAAACCGGAACAGGCAGTTTTCTGTTGACCACACCGAGGGTGGCCCTGTCCTCGAACTTTCCGTCAGCAGCCCACTCCATTCGCACCAGCCGGCCCTCAAGCACAGTGAACCTTGCGTTGCCAGAAACGACAACCGCCTTTGAATCAGCCACCGGATCATCCCCGGCACTCTGAGCCGAAGCCGAAAACGCCGTCACAACGCACAACGCGCAGACAGCCAAACCTTTCATTATGACACGTCTCATAGCATATAAGAATATAAATTGCAAACAATGTTTGCAGTGTGTTTCACCGCACCTATGTTTGGTGTGCAAAAGTAATAAATTTGCACTGATAATGGAAGTTTAACAATGAGCAATGGAGCAGTTCCACAATTCTGAATGCCGAATTAAATCAAGCCTGACATCAAACACGTCTGGAGCAGGAAGAATCTCTCAGAAAATATGCAATAAAAATATGACAGCCTCTTGTAAAACGATAAAATTTTCATATATTTGCAATACATAAGTTGCCTATGCTTATTATATTACAACACAACATTAAAATATTAAGTCTTATGTTTCTGAACAGCTTTTTCAAACATTACTATGCAAGATATATTGCTTGCGTTCTCTTTCTTTGTGTGTTGCTAATAAGTAACACCTCTTGCCAGAATCATAATTTCATATGCAATCCGGATCCATACACATCATCAGTTGATGAAGTAAATGAACGTATAGAACTATCTGAAAACATTTCGTCAAAGTGGTTTTCTTTTGATTCTATAATATCTAATACAAAGTGGAAATACTCAGACGATATCGACTGGCGTCTATCTCAAATCCAGATTCCAGAAACAGAGTTGACCACGATGCCTACTTCCGTCCTTGTAAAACTCTGCTTAGATTATCCATTCTTTCTTGATTATACTGCTGCAGACGACTATTCTGACGGCATTTCAAGATTAATGTCAACCTTTAATGGATTTAAGGAACTTATTAAGAGGAAAGATGCATTGAAAGAATTAACCTCGCAAATAAATGCCATTAGTGTTTCAGAGATCGTAGAAAACGCAAAGAATGTACACAACGACACAAGCCCCAAAGACAACATTCTTTATGTTAATTATGTTGAGTTATTACTCTCACAAATTGTATCATCGCAAAAAGATGTGAACACTATTCTTAATCTTGATGTAGAGCAGACATCGCAAAGATTATTACAAGAAAAATCTAACTATCCAGACATATACGGTCCTTATTCAATAGAGGCCAGTAAATTATGTGAAGAGTCCATAACCACTGCTAAAAGAAATGGAGTGTCTATCGCTTCTAGTGGCAATACTATTTCAACAGAATCAATAAGTACAATCACGCTGACAACAACTTTTGGCCGAACAGTAATTGGCCTTGTTGGATTGCCAGAATTAAGCGCTTCCGAGAAATCTTCTTCGGATAGTTACTACCGTAGGACTTACCCATCAGCAACATTATTAGCTTCATCTACAAGCTCTTATAATTGCCATAGTTATGCGTGGAATATGTCAGAAAGAGGTGTTACTTGTTGGATTAATGGATCGAATATATCACAACCAAACTTAGATGGCACTGTGTCTGCAAATGATGACAACATATCTCAATATTGGTTCGATGGACTTTATTCAACGACAATAGATAGATATGCACAAAAAATATATTACTACAGAGGTGATCATTCCGCCATACAATCCAGTGTTTCCGGGAAATATGAATCAAAGTGGGGTAAAGGACCACTTATGAGACACTCTCCCACAAATTGTCCATCCATTTACTATTCCAAATACAGAAGCTACTTCAAGAAGGCAAACCCAATTATTGTATGTACAGTTGGTGTTCGAGAGATATATGTAAATGAAACGTGCACATATAGTGCAGATGGTTTGCCAATAGGTCTGGATACATCATATCGCTGGGAAGTTGTTGACAATAAAAATGGCGATGATGTTGTTGGGATATATGCCACTATACAAAATGAATCATACTGCAGTGCAGATGTAACTTTTACAAGAAGAGGTATTTACTACATAAACCTATATAGAACACACGCGAACAGAGGTGAAATTTTGTGTAGTCTTGATGTGTACGTAGTTCCTCCGAAGAATAACTAATATTTCTTTATCTGTGATCAGGCGCTCCAAATACGGCTTCGGAATACCACTCAATCTCTGAACATCATCGTATGAAATCAGGACACTCGATACTTTCTATAATTGCTTTGCTGTTTTCAATATCGTCTTGTATCAGACCTGCCGATTTGGAAACGGGAGAAATGTCTGTGACCGTGAACTGTATTCTCAACTATCCTTCACCCACACAGACTCTTACGCTGTCATACTCCATACCTAATGGCAAGGATACAGGTTCAGAGATTGATCGGGCTGATGTTTCTCTTTATGATCAAACAAAAGGAGCGGTTGCAGGCACATTTGCCCCGATAGGAGATGGAGAATGGCTGGCCTCAATATTCATTACCCCTGGGCACCAGTACAGATTGGACATTAATGTGGCGGGTGAGAGGCATATATCAGCGACAACGACAGTGCCTGAAAGTAAAGAGATGAGCTATCGGCCCAATGGTATCGCGATGTGGGTTTCGGACATAGCGTCATCCTCCCTGAACAGAGCTCTTTGCAGCACAGAGTATGATTTATCGATGTTCGACACTCCTGCTTGGATGTATATTTTGAACTATAATACCGCAGCAGGCAGTCACATAGTCGCCAACCTAATCGCAGGCAATGGGCAAGTGGATGAGTTCAACTGCGCTGGCGGTCTTATGAATCTCGATACAGAATGGAAAAAACACGCTTTTGAATATGCCAGAGTATATCACAACAAGTACCTTCGCTATGAGTCCGGAAAAGGAGGCAATACATTCATCGCCGGAGAAATGGCCGCCCCGTTTTTTACAGCTTTGGGCGAAGCGTCAGCCATCCACCCCACAATCGATAATCCTGTCACCCTCTACGCCAAACCGTCTTTAATGCCTGTGGAGCAAATGGGATATGTCGTGCTGATCTCCGTTTCTGAAGACTACGACAGATATCTCAAGGATGTAATTACAAGGAAGATGAAGGAAGATGGTGATGACATTACCATCCTCTACGATAGGGAACAAATATATTCGAATATTGATGGTGGGGTCGGAATATTCGGAGCCAAACTAACATACTACTTGCCGTGGGACGAACCTGTAAACTCAGAATAGCAACGTTCTTGACGTTTTTACCCTTGATGGGATTGAGGTGTCCGGCTCAAGACACCTCTTCGGTTTCGGACACTCTGACTGCCGCCAACAAAGTAGCGTATCGTGGCATCGAAATACTGACCGGAAGAACATTATCTGACATAGAGACCGTCAGGAATATCATAACCCCTATAGGAGAGGGAGACGCTATCAAACTTATCCAGGCTCTTCCGGGAATAGCCACCGGTGCAGAAGGATCTTCCGCGATCTACGCCCGCGGAGGGAATATCGGGAATAATCTTATGTCTCTTGACGGAGTGACAATTTACGGAATCAGCCATCTGCTTGGAATGACATCCTCTGTGTCTTCAGATGTGATTGGAGAGACGAATTTCCAGATAGGTGGATTTGACGCGGACAGGGGTGCGGCCCTATCATCTTTCATCGGACTTAAATCTGCCGCCTCACAGATGGACAAATGGCATATTTCCGGAATGGCAAGCCCCTTCCTTGAAAGTGTCAAAGTGGAAGGGCCTGTCTCAGACAGAACTGGAGTTCTTGTCACAGGAAGATTCTCACCGATAGGTCTTGAATATAAGTCGGCGAAAGATGTCCTGGCTTCAGATAAAGGCCTTAAAAGCCTTGACGCAACTGTTTACGATGTCTATGGGAAGGTTCAGTCAAAGGACAAAAAAGGTAACGAATTGACGGCATTCATATTCAGAAGTGCTGATGAATATGACATCGTGTTCGGAAAGAACGCAGACAGATACAAGATGGGTTGGAACAACACCATCGGTCTGATCAAATACTCCAGACATCACTCAATAAAGACAAGATCTGAATATGACGTGTCATACAATGTCTATGAAAGCGGCCAGAGTTCCAATGTCTTGTTCAACAGCACAATAAACCAACTCAAGATCAAGTCCTCCATAAAGGAGTTTGTGGCGAGTGCAAAACTTATATATAAGGGGAATAGGAATTCTTTCCAAGCAGGTGGCCAGATTAGGAATACGAAATTCAACCCAGGCTCCTCGTCCCTTTCATCGGAATGGGCTGATCAGAAGCGCTATAGCCTCTCAGCTGTGTTGTGGGGGCAATATGAGTACCGCAAATCAAAGGAACTATATCTCAAGGCAGCCACAAGGATCAACTCTTATAGGTCTGGCGAGACATTGGGTAAATCTGAAAAAACTCGTTATATTCCCGAAATGAGCATTCTTGGCGAATATAGCATTATACCAAATGTCAAACTGATGGCTACAATAGACAGGGTCGCGCAGTTTCATCATATTCTTGAGGGAATGCCACTTGGCTGGTCTATGGATCTTATCGTGCCATCTGATGACACCATTCCTTACGAGTCCGCATACCAAGGATATCTGGGAATGACAGGATTGTTTATGAGGCACAAGATCACGGTAGGAGGATACTATAAGACAATGGAGAACCTTGTCTATTACACCAATGCCGCTAACATATTCAGCGCATCCTTCGCCGGATGGAAAGATAATGTCGAAGTCGGCAATGGGTCTTCATACGGTATAGAAACTCTATATGAATATTCCGGGAAGCGCCTTTCCGCAAGAGTCGCATACACACTGTCAAAGACAGACCGAACGTTCGAGAATCTTAACAAAGGCAATCCTTTTCCAGCAAAGTTTGACAGACGTCATATCCTGAACACGTCGGTTGAGTATGACCTCGGAAGGACTGAGATAACGAAACAGGGAATAAGCTCAGCATTCACACTCCAAAGCGGCCATTGGGAAAGTTACAGACTATATTCCTATGAGAGTATCACACCTGACGATGATAAATACTTGATTCCATATTTTGATGAAAGCCCAAACAATCTTCAGATGCCGGCCTACATAAGGCTTGACATAGGATATTTCAGGAATTGGAGGAGCGCGTCCCAAAAGATTAATTATAAATTACAAGTAGGAGTGTACAATATTCTGAACAGACATAATCCGCTCCTTCTGATGTACGATGATGATGCCGACCAGTGGATGGAGCTGTCGTTGATTCCTATAATGCCGACCGTTTCATTCCGTATTGAATTCTAAGCTGTTTTTACTACTGCTGATTTCAAACGGACTTATTGGCTGTTTAGTGATGTATAGAAAAAAGCGGACACTGACTATTCAGTGTCCGCTTTGGTGTAGCGGGGGAAGGAGCGGGACATCGTCTCGATCATCCAGGACGAGGGCGTGGAGCTCAAGCGAGAAGGCAGCCACTACAAATGCTGTTGCCCCTTCCACGGGGAGAAGACTCCTTCGTTCGTGGTGACACCATCGAGGAATATGTACCACTGCTTCGGGTGCGGACGTACCGGCGACGCCATCAGCTTTGTGATGGAGAGGCGCGGGATGACGTTCTACGAGGCGGTGGAGCATCTTGCCGGACGGTTGGGAATCGACTACGAGAAGAAGGAGCCTACACCGGAGGAGAAGGCGGCGGAGTTCAGACGGTCGCAACTGATGACGGTGAACAAGCTGGCCTCCGAGTGGTTCATCCAACGGTACAAGGAATCACCTGGAGCCAAGGAATATATCCTGAAGAAGCGCGGGATCAAAGCCGAGACCGCCGAGCTGTTCTGCATCGGCTACGCTCCAGAGAAAGGAGGCCTGAAACAGTACCTGACGGGACTTGGATGGAAGGAGGACGTGCTGCTTGCGGCAGGACTGGTCAAGAGGAACGAGGACACCGGGCAGGTCTATGACTCGTTCAGGCACAGGATAATGTTTCCGGTGTTCTGGACAAGCGGCTACATAGCGGGTTTTTCCGGACGGTACATCGGTGACAAGCCGGGCGTTCCCAAGTACCTGAACACCGGGGAGACTGAACTGTACAAGAAGAAGGGAATCCTTTTCGGGTGGCTCCAGGCGAATATGCAGATCTACGCCACGAAGCAGGCTTACCTTGTCGAGGGCAATCTGGACGTATGCCGGTTGCACGAGATCGGGGTGAAGAATGCCGTGGCTCCGTGCGGAACGGCTTTGACTCAGGACCAGATCGACCTGCTGAAATCCAGGGCCGAAAGGGTCACGATCATCGGGGACACAGACGAGGCCGGTATCGAGGCGGTCCAGAAGAACGCCAAGCTGATGACGGAGGCGGGGCTTTCGGTCAGTGTGATGGAGTTGCCGCCGGAGCTTGGCAAGGATGCTGATGAGTTCTTCCGGACACATCAGCACGAATTTGACGAATGCAACCTCCAGAGGACGAACGATTATATTCCTTGGATCTGCAAGAGATGGATGGAAGCGGCCGCTTCGCAGACGGAGAAGGCCGCCGTGATCACCGAGGTCTGCAAGCTGCTGGCAAAGGTGCCGGACCAGAGCACGGCTGATATGTACCGGGAGACCTTCACGAAGGCCTACAAGTTCGGAAGGATCTGGAACCAGGAATATTTCAAGGCCAAGAATGATCAGGAGCGGGCGGAGGCGAAAGAGGACGGAACCAAGGAGATGCTCCAGAACTATGGCTTCTACGTCAAGAACAACTGTTACTATGGGGCTTCAAGATCCGGGAACGATGTGAGGTGGAGCAACTTCACGATGACCCCGATCCTGCACATCCGGGACGAGAAGAACGCGAGGAGAATCTTCACGCTGCGGAACGTCAAGATGCAGGAGGCGGTGGTGAAGCTGAACCAGAGCGAGCTCGTGTCGTTCACGGATTTCAAGACTCGTGTCGAGACAGCCGGCAACTATGTCTGGGAGGCTACGGCCAACGAGCTTACCTCACTGAAGAAGTTCCTCTATGACGGCACGCCTTCGGCTGATGAGATCAAGCAGCTGGGTTGGCAGAAGAAGTGGGGCTTCTATGCCTGGGGCAACGGCGGCCTTGACAACGGCACGTTCAAGCCGGTGGACAAGTACGGAATCATCGACATCAAGGGTCAGAAGTTCTATCTTCCTGGTTGCGCGCTGGACACAAGGGACAACACCCAAGGCTACCAGCTGGCAAGGAAGTTCGTCTATACGGAGGCCAACACCATCACGCTGCGGGAATATTCAGAGAAACTCATCACCGTGTTCGGTGACAACGCCAAGGTGGCGCTTTGCTTCCTGTTCGCGTCGCTGTTCAAGGACGTCGTGACATCGGTGACGACATCGTTCCCCATTCTGGATCTGTTCGGCCCGAAAGGCACGGGAAAGTCGGAGCTGGGTCATTCGCTGACATCATTCTTTGTAAGCAACAACATCGCGCCGAACATCAACAACACGACCAAGGCGGCTCTTGCCGAGGCGGTGGCGGAGGTGAGCAACGCGGTGGTGCATCTCGATGAATATAAGAACAACCTTGATCTGGAGAAGCGGGAGTTCCTTAAAGGAATATGGGACGGCGCGGGGCGTTCGAGGATGAATATGGACAACGACAAGAGGCGCGAGACCACGGCTGTGGACTGCGGGGTTGTGATGAGCGGTCAGGAGATGCCGACCGCCGACATCGCTCTGTTCAACCGGCTTGTGTTCCTGACATTCAGCAAGACAACGTTCAGCGACCAGGAGAAGAGGAACTACGAGAATCTGAAGCTTATCGAGAAGCGAGGGCTTACGCATCTGACGAACCAGTTGTTGCAGTTGCGCTCCAAGTTCCAGACGGATTTCAGGAGGGTTTGGGATGAGACTTTGTCGGACATGAATGACAGGGTGCGTTCGTACAATGTCGAGGACAGGACACTGAGGAACTGGGCTATCCTGCTGGCGGCCTACCGGGCTTTGAGGACGGACATCGATGTGCCGTTTGACAGCGAGGAGATATTCAAGCTTTGCTGCAAGGGTTGTGTGGATCAGAACCAGAAGACCAAGCAGAACAACGAGCTTTCAGGCTTCTGGGAGATTGTGGAGAATCTGGTGGCATCCGGGCAGGCGTACATCAACATCGACTATAAGCTTTGCGCCGGGGACCGTCCGTTCGCCATCAAGGAGTCGGATGTTCCGTTCGAGCCGAAGCACGGAGTGCGGTACATCTATCTGGCTTTCCAGCGGCTTTCGGCTCTCTATATGAAGGAGGGCAAGGACGTGAACGGCAAGGTGATCCCGAGGGATTCGCTGAAGTACTATCTTGAGCATTCGCCGGAGTTCATCGGTACGGCCAAGTCGATGCGGTTCAAGCTGCTGGAGAACAAGACCTACGTGTCGAGCAATCCGGAGACCGGCAAGAGCCGCGTCACCACGGCGATGGTCTTTGACTATGACGCGCTGAAGGTCAATTACGGCATTGACCTTGACATCTCCACCGACACGTTGGAGATCGGTGACAACCGCACGGCGGCCAGCGCTCCCCCATCGGTCACCGAGCCAGCCGAAGCGGTTGATGCCGAACTTTGGGAGGAGTGATGGAAGACCTGAGGAGATATGTCCTGTATTCCAGGGAGCAGGAGGAGGCGTTCCGGAACAGGTACGCCAATGTGATTGCGGCCAGGCGGCGGGTGTACGTGAACTGGCTGCGGAGTCTTCCTCTTCTGGAATGGGTGGACTATCTCGTTCAGGTCTCCCCACGTGACTACGAGGCTGTCATCGGCCTGATCTGCATCTGTCATCAGGAACGCCTTGTCAGCATCACCTTCAGCTCCGATTACCGCCGGATTAGACGTGATCCGGTCACTCCGGAGGAATTGGAAACCGTGTTCGGGCTCTTCCATTTCTAAAATAAATGTAAAATTTCTATTGATAAATTTTGTAATTATTAGAAATATTACTACCTTTGTGATACCAAACAATATGCGATATGAAGTATGATGAATTTCACGACCTTGTCAAGGCGAATGGCTGGGAAAGGCTAAGGCAGTCCGGAAGCCACGTGATCTACAGAAAGGGAAGCCGGACTTACCCTGTTCCCTACCACAAAGGGAAAGAGTTGGGCAAGGGGCTTGAAAACAAGATGAAAAAGGATATGGGGCTGAAATAAGCCCCATATCACAACAAATAAAGGAAGTGAGTTATGGTTATAGAGGCAATAATCGAAAGAGCTACGGACGGAACTTTCAACGTCTATTGCAGCAAGGAAATATTCTCTGGCGCTGGAGCCACCATCGAGGAGGCAAAGGCTGATATGATGCAGCAGATCAGGTTCTACAAGGAGACGGCTATCGCAGAAGGGTTCAAGTACCCAGCTTTCCTTGACGGGGAATATTCATTCTCCTACAAGATTGACGCGGTCTCGCTGATGCAGTATTATGTCAATTCCGGCATACTCTCATTGGCCGGCCTTGAAAAGATCACCGGCATCAACCAAAAGCAGCTTTGGGGATACATCAACGGAACCAAGCCACGGAAAGCTCAGGAGGAAAGAATCGAATCCGGATTCCGGGCGTTGGACAAAGACCTGAACGCCATATTCGCGTAATTGTTTGGTAGCATTACTTAGTATGGTGCGGCCCTGGGAGTTTCTTCCAGGGCTTTTCTTTTGGGTAAGGGCCAATGAAGAGGGTTAATCTTCGTCCGCCCTTACGATTTTTACTGGAGGGAAGTGCGTGGAATGGGGATTTCAAAGGGCCAAAGCGAAAACCATAAGCAAAAAGAGTTGATTTGCTTACGATTTTCACCAAGAGGGTGATTTTCGGGGGAAATGGGGAAAATGAGGAAAATCGGAGTGGTTGTGCCAAAATTTGGCACAAGTAAGATAACTATTTTCACATATATTCAAATAGAATAAAAGTTTATCTTGTGCTATCTATTGTAGTTCTTCAATAAATTACGTAAATTAGTGAAAAATTATTTTGCTGAGGAAACGAAAAACCCCAACTACACTAACTACACTAACTACACTTGAAGTAAATGAATGAATATTAACGAAATAAGGTGTAGTTGCGGTGTAGTTGAAGAACTACACTCCAACTACATTCAACTACACTTGCGGTGACTCCAACTACACTAACTACACATTTTCGAGGGTCAACTACACATCGTTTTTGGTTAACTCATTGAAAATCAAACATAGCTTCAAGTGTAGTTAGTGTAGTTGCTGTTTTTGCGAAAAATGTGGCTATAATATTTGATGAACTGTGAAATGCTCGATGTCAAATTGAAAGTGGATTCGCCGATGATGGCGGATTATCTGGCTTACCTGTTCCCGCCTGACAGTCCGGGCGGGCCTCTGAAAGTCTATGCCCGAAACAGCATAGGCAGGCTTCTCGTGGCTCATTGCAAGGTGGCGGGGGGTCCGGTGGCTCTGGAAGGCGACAAGGTCGTGGATCTGGAGTTGCCAAGCGACATCGCCACGGCTCCTATGAGGGATAAGTTCCTTTATTATGACAAGTACAGCATGGTGGCGTTGAATATGGCGATCAACGCCTTCTTTGACATCGAGTTCAAGCAGTACTACCTTGCCGGCTACGAGCTCGGAGTCCAGAAGAAGGACATAGTCACTGCGTTCATCGTGTCGAGGGGATTGTTCAGCACCGACTATTTCGACGCGCTGCACAAGAGGCTCTACAGGCAATCGCAACAGACGCTGGACAAACTGGTGAAGAAACTTATCAACAAGGTGGATTACATCAACAGCAGTATAAACATAAACGGATTGAAAGATGATCAGAATCATTGACTCATTGCAGGCCCAGAGCCTTGACAGACAGGATGGAGTCTGGCATAAACTTGCGCTCGTTCCAGGGACCGCCACCATCGAGCGGTCGGAGAAGACGGAGGATGCCGGGAGGCTGGCCACCGTCAAGATCAACGCCACGCTTTCGGAGTCCTCGGAGATTATGAGGGACAACCTTATATTAAAGGTAGGATTCTGCCACGGGGACGATGAGACTTACGGCACCGAGGACTTGCCTCTTGCCTTCGAGGTCAACGAAACCAACACCTTGAAGCTGTCCAGCTCGTATCAATTCCCTGTCTTTTAGCGTGTCCTTTCCTTACGGGTGTCTCGCTGGTATCTTTGCGTAAACATTGATTAACAAGATGAAAGCAGACACATTCCAACTGGCAAGGGACATCGTTCAGGGAAAGTGGCTGGTCTCCAATCCGGAGCAGCTGCTTCCTATCGCTCGTGCTTTCCTCAGCAAGACTCCGGTTGAGATGGATGTGAAGTCGGCGGTGGTCTCCACCGTGGCCGATTCCGGAGCACAAGCCGGGAAAGCTAAGAGTGTCGCCATTGTTCCGCTTCACGGCACAATGACCAAGTACGACACCTGCGAAAGTTACGGAACCACGTTCATAGCAAACAAACTCCGGGAGATGGCCGATGACGACAATGTCATCGGTCTCGTCCTGGACATAGACTCCCCTGGCGGAAGCTGTTCGGCCATTCCTCCGATGCTTGAGGCGATCGGTTATGCCCGATCCAAAGGAAAGCCGGTCTATGTCCACGCCGACTGTTGCGCTTCTGCCGCCTACTGGGTGGCTTCACAGTGCGACGCCATCTACATGGACAACGACCTTTCCGAGGTCGGCTCCATCGGAGCGATGGCAGTCTTCGTGGACAATTCGGCCACCAACCCAACCACCGGTGAAAGGACTTTGGTAATCTACGCCGATGAGTCCTCAGAGAAGAACCGGGCGTACAGGGAAGCCTTGGCCGGAAACTACGAGGCGGTCAAAGCCGAACTCAAACCGCTGGTGAATCAATTCCAGAATGCGGTCGTGGCCGGAAGGCCGAATATTCAGAAAGAGGAGAAAGGAGTTCTGAGCGGCGCGATGTTCGGCACCGCTGAGGCGTTGCGCCTGAATATGGCCGATGCCAAGAAGACCCTTTCCGAGACCATCGAGGCGGTCTTCGCACTCACAAGCGTTTAACCAATCTTTTTCATAATGGATAAGAAAACTCTCAACAATTCCAAGATGGGCCGGCTTGTGGCCCGTCTCTTCGGCAAGAGCGAGCTTGACGTCAAGGACGGCAAGGTTTCCCTTTCCGATCAGGAGCGGCAGAAGGTTCTGGAGAACTACGGCCAGGACTTTCTCGACAAACTGGAAAGCATCAACCTCGATGAGGAGGGTGATGCCGTGACCCTTTTCAACGCCGCCGTGGCCGCCAAGACAGATGAGGCCACCAAGGCACTTAAAGAGCAGGTGAAGAAGCTTCAGAAGGACGTTGTCTCATTGGCTTCCGAGCCGGAGCCTAAGCCGGTTGCCACGGCAGTTCCTGCGTCCAAGGAGGCCAAGGTCTTTGCCATCAATATGGCGGCGGCACACAACAAGATCGTGAAGGAAGCCCTTGATTCCGTCAATCCTTACGCTTTCACGGCGATGGAAGACGCGTCTATCGACATCACGGATCTCAACGCCGAGTTCAAGATGACGATGCCTCCTAAGATGAAGTTGGAGCTCCTTAACAAGAGGATCTACAACGGATTCGATGACGCCAAGCATATGACCCGCATCCAGTCCAACACGGACTACATCGCAAGCGCGGCCATTATGTCCGAGGTCTCACAGCAGTTCACACCGAAATGGACTCCTAAGGGAGCGGCCAAGTTCACTCCGATCAGGATTCCTTATCGCCGTCACAAGCTGAACGTGCTGATCCAGCCGGCCGATGTGCTCAAGAGCTGGCTGCTCTATCTCTACGAGCAGGGCAAGACTATGGCGGATATGCCTATCACCCGCTACATCATCGAGAACCACATCCTGCCTAAGGTGCTGGATGACATCACCATCTCGATGATCGCAAAGGGTAAGTTCATCGATGCTGGCGTTGTCGCTGACGGTGACGCGGGTAAGGCCGCCAAGAACTCTATGGACGGTTTCGAGACCATCCTTGTGGAGGGCAAGTCCGATGAGAACTGCAAGATCAACTACTACAAGGCGGCGGCCGATCCTATGCAGATGTCCGACTCCGAACTTCTGGCCTACATAGACGGCTTCGTGGACAGCATCTCCGGACTGTTCGCCCACATCGTGACCATCCACTGCTCCGAGCAGTTGCTGACACGCTACAAGAGGGCTGACTTCGCCGTGAACGGCAAGTACACCGGATTCGAGAATGACGGAAGCATCCGTTTCACGAACTTTCATCTCGTGCCTCTCAAGTCAATGTACAACTCCCCTATCATCTTCGCGACTCCAAAGGAGAACTTCGTGGAGCTGGTTGACCTCTCAAAGGCGGAGAACTGCATCGTCAAGATCGAGGAGCAGAACTACGATGTGAAGGTGTTCGGTGAATATTCCCTCTCAACGGGATTCAAGATCGCCGAGGCTGTCTATGCCGCTGTTCCGGACGGCTACACTCCGGTCGAGAGCATCGTTTCCGATGTTCCGGACACCGACAAGTGGGAGAACGGAAAGAAGGCTGCTGACAACACCAAGGATCAGGGTTCAGAGACCAACCCGGATCAGGGTCAAGGCGGTGCATAACCAAATAACAAGCGTGAATTATGGCTTACGTTAAATCATCAATTCCAAGACCTGGTGACGGCGCTGGTTGCGCCGCCACCAGAAAATCACAGATCATCCTCGTAGATGCGGAGGATGTCGCCAGCGAACCGGCAAGAGAGGTTGGCAACTGCGTTGTAACTGGAGACCTCACATTGAAGACCGGCGCAAAGGCAATCTCCATCTATGCCACGGCTTCCACGATTCAGGTCACCGAGGAACTTTCCGGAGATCCGGACGCCGAGGGAATCAAGACCGGTATCGTGTTCGACCACCCGGGCAACTCAGTGGCCATCAAGAATTTCATCGAGATCTTCAAGAACCGTGGCGTGATCGCCATCGTGCAGGAGTGCGACGGAACAACTGCTGGCCGTCCTCAGATTATGGGACGTGTCTGCAACCCGCTCAGGTTGTCTCTTGAGACCAAGATGGACGGTGAGGCGACCAAGAGGACTCTTACCTGGAAGCAGGCGTTGCCTGACAAGTTCCTGGCCGGTGAATATGCCGGAGAGATGCCGGAGATCGCCGAGGCCGCCACAAGCGCGACCGGAGGAGCTTAGCGGATGTCTGAGATCGACACAAAAGCCGTCGAAGGCAAGGTTGCGGGCAACCCTGTAAGCGGCGGAACGAATCTGGTTGTCTGTGCCTACGAGGGCACGGACGACCAGTTGTCCAAAGTCTGGGAGAAGATGACAGGTGTCAAGCCTGTTGTCATCACGGTTGAACCGGACGCTGACATCCGTGACATTCTTGCCGGAATCATCGCCGACAACAATGTCGATGATGACTTCATCCTTGCTCCTGCCAACTGCGTTCCTTGCGCCAAGATTTCCATCGGAGAACTGGCCACACCGCTTGTGTTCCTTGACGTTCAAGGCAACAAGGTTTTCAGCGAAAGGCTGCCGAAACCGTTCTCCAAGGAGAAACTCGTGGAGATGCTTCCGGCGCAAGACCAGACAGCGGAGGAGTTCCTGAAGGACTACTTTAAGAAGAATCTCCATAGACCAATCGAGGCCGGATTCCGGTTCGGCAACATCGTGACTCCGGTCTATCGCGCGAATCCTTGCGAACATCTTGTCATCGAGGCGTTCGTCCGCAAGAAGTTCGTGTTCGCCACTCCTCAAGGCTATGCGGCCATCACACATCTGATTGACCAGTACCTGCTGAATGAGTAACGAGATTGACAGATGGATATGTTCGGGAGCCGAGGTCACTGAAGGACTTCGGCTCTTGAGCATATACGCGCCCAACAAGTGGCTCGACGCTCTTGTCAGGAAAGCGCCGAAGGAATATTCACACCTCCTGAAGAAAGCTTTGCTTCCGTTCGCCACAGAGGTTCCGTTCTCGCAGACATTGACGAAAGGCGGGCGGTTCCGGGAAGACTGGCCGTTCCTCTCCGAACCTGATTGCCCGACCGAACTGAAGGCCCTTGCCGCGGATATGATCACATCGTGGCACAACTATGTCAACGCCCACGAGGATCTGTTCAAATGCACCACTCCGGAAGAGTGCTTCGAGGCCGCGGAAAAAACGGTAAGAAATTTTTATCAAAATTCAGTTTCCCGCACTGAATTTCAATACTACAAGGAGCATCACCGGATTCTTGGCAAACATCCGATTTTCGCCTTGACAAAGAAACTGGATAATCTGAGACGAATGCCGATCACCGAGCTAATCCGGAAAAGGCGCAATGTCCAGGATTCCATCTGGCGCGCGGAGCGGGAAATCAAGAAAGGCGACCGCCCTGACCTGAAAGTGTCAAGAGAGGAAAGGCTTTCCCGCCTGAAGATGACGCTCGATGAGATAAACCGAATGATTAAAGAATATGAAGGAACTGACAACCGAACTTCTCGATGATCTTTCATCCCTTGCGGCCATCGGCTGGACTGATGCCGAACTGGCCGGATTCCTTGACATCACAGAAAGGCAATTGGATGTCATCTTGGCTGATCCCGTCACGATAGATGATCAGCGGATCAGCAACGCCATCAAACGCGGCCAGCTGGAGAAGAGGGCCAAGATCGAACTTGCCGTTGTGCGTGGAGCTATGGGTGGCGACGCCGACTCCGTCGAGCAGTTCCGCGACATCGTCCGGGACAAAAGTTTCACCATCTCAAAGCTGGATCTGTTCGGCGGCGCCGAGAAAGAAGGTGCGTTCGAGAAGATTCAGGAATATCTTGCTTCCGGATCAAAGGGCAACCTTTCCGACAAGGAACAGATCTACATCGACCTGCTGACGCTGATATATTCATTGGACGGCCAGTATGGCAAAAGGAGGACTATCAAGTTCCTGACCAGCGCTCCTTTCGGCATTCCCTACCAACGGGCCGCGGACATATATTCAGAAGCCGTGGAGCTCTTCTTCTGCAACCGTAAGGTCTCCAAGGAGGCGATGCGCAACAAGATGGCGGATCAGTTCGACACACTCTATGTCGCCGCGAGGGACGCCGCCAAGACATCGAAGGACTATGCCGTGGCCGCTGACATCCTTGCCAACAAGGCGCGTGCCCTCCAGCTGGACAAAGATGATCCGGCCAAGCTTCCGGCTGAAATCTACCAGCCGATGTTCCGCCTGCTTTCCGCAACGCCAGAATCCATCGGACTTCCGGCAGCCAACCGTGATGAGCTGGAAAGGCAGATTGACACCGTGGTCGCTCCGGAGTCCGTCAAGAGACGGCTCAGGACCGATGCAGGCATCGTTGATCTCGACATCGTAAAATACCTTGAGGATGCAAAGGAAGAGAGTTAAACCTGAATCCACACAAGCCGCCTCCGTCCAGTACCAGAACCCTTTCGCCCAGATCGTGTCGCTGGCCGGCGCCTGTCAGAACCTCAATGTCGTGGGGCGTGGCGGAGCCAAGACAACCGACATCCAGGCCGAAAGACTGCTGGATGTCATCTATGATATGCCAGGAGCGCCCGTCGTCTGGGTGGCCGACACGTTCACGAACCTGAACGCCAACATCCTCCCTTCTGTTCTGGAGGGGCTGGAACGAAAAGGACTCCGTGAGGGTGTCCACTATGTCATCGAGAAGGAGCCGCCCACCTTTACAGATGCGGAAAAGGCTGATCTCCCGGACTGGCTGAAACCCCATTTCTGGAAGCCTTTCAACAAGCTGGTCTCCTACAAACGCACCATCATCTTCTACACCGGCACCAACATCCGGTTCGGCTCCCTTGACCGCCCGGCCACCCTTGCCGGAGCCTCCTACGTGTTCTGCTTCGGGGATGAGGTGAAATATTTCCGGGAAGACAAGATCTCCAACCTGCTGAAGGCAGTCCGTGGCTACAGGCAGGAATATGGTCACAGTGTCTTCTACCGAGGATTCAGTTTCACCACCGATATGCCGGACACCACGCACATCGGGGAATATGACTGGATCCTGAAATATGCCCACAATATGGACATCCCGGCTATCGTGCTTGTGCTGAAAGCCGGCCTGGTCTATAACGAATGCCTGCACGAGGCTGCCGCCGCCAAGGACAAATGGTTGAAGACCCACAGTGCCGATGACCTGAACGTCTATCGCAGCAAATGCCGTGTGGCCGAACAGTGGAAAGCCCGATGGACTGAACTTAGGATGCGTAAGGAAGCCAGGACTTTCTTCATGCTGGCATCATCCTACATCAATGTGGACATCCTCACAGAGCAGTGGTTCGGGGATGCCATCTCGGGTAAGCTTCCTGATCTGAACACGGCCATCCTCTCTATGCGCCCGTCCCTGGAATCAGGCGAACGCTTCTACACCTCCTTGAGTGAACGCCACTTCTATTATGATGGCACGGATGAGGAAGCCTACGATGGATTCGGACTGCTTGATCAGGAGGATTGCAGGGTGCTGAAATATCTCGATCTGGACAAACCGCTCATCGCAGGAGTGGATTTCGGGAATATGTGCTCGATGTCCATTGCCCAGAATGACACCGAGAAGGGACGCTCGTGCCTGCGTGTTGTGAAGTTCCTCTACACTCTTGCGCCTGAATATGTCCCTGACCTTGGAGAGAAGTTCCGCGCCTTCTTCGCACCTGTGAGGCGCAAGACCCTGATGCTGTACTATGACCGTGCAGGCAACTCCTACAAGTCCGTGGGTGAGGATCAGGTCGGCAAGTTAAAGAAGGCTATTGAATATGATGAATCCGGCCGCCGTACAGGGTGGACGGTGCAGCTTATGTCCATCAACCAGGGCAACATCGGGCAGCCGGAGGAATATTCATTTATGCAGGAGATAATGAGTGAGCGTAATCCACGGTTGCCGGTGATTCGCATCGACGCGTATGCGGCCAAGCATCTGAAGCTGTCATTGGAGAAGGCAAGGACTGTGGTCAGGAACGGGGTTGTGTTCAAGGATAAGAAAAGCGAGAAGTTACCGGTGGAGCAGCTGCCTACGGAGTCCACCAACCCATCAGACTCATTCAAGTATCTTGTGATGACCAAGCAACTCAGAGGCGTGGCCAGCGGCAAGACGATGCTGCCGTCCTCGGCGACGGATCCTCGTGCGGTCGGGAAAAACAAGGACTGAGCGGGGCGTGCGCCATATATCACCCTCGGGAAGGAATCGCAATTGCGATTCTTCCGTTGCGCGGCCCGGGCTCTTTTGCGTCCGAAAAAGTGCGTTTTTGCCGCGGCGGGGTGCAAGGCTTTGAACCACTTGATTTTGACGGGAATATATTCACAAAACAAGCCCGTTTGGCTGAAATAGCCGAGCCTTGGGCTGTAGTTTCCGGGTTGGGCGTGGTGTCCTTTTTATCGTCTTGGGAGGTGGCTAACTTTGTGATATGAACGTATATGAAGCATTGACGGAGATGAGGCGACTGTCAGAGGAAGACAGGAGCTTCAGCTTCTCGTTTATGAGCTATAACCCCACGAAAGGCACAAGCGACGGGATCGTCTATGTCCGGCGCGGGGTGTTGAGACATAGGGAAACCAAGGAGCACAACAAGAACGCTGACATCATCGAGGGCTACACGGATCTGGAGACAGGAGAGCCGAGGCGTTTCTACCAACCGCTTCTGATGACATTCAACGGACAAAAACTGATACTCGTATGAGCAGAATCGAAAAAATATCCGACCACACATCCGTTCTGCGGCTGAACGATGGCCGGGCTTTCGCGCTTTCCAACAGGAGGGACAGCAGTCTGGACTCCGTGTTTTGGATGGCGCAACAGAGGAACTGGGAACAGTTGCCCCAGACGATTTGCGGACAGAAGATCGTGCCGTTCGGCCACGACAACAATCTGCCGGTGCACCTAAGGGACATCCTGGACGAAAACAATCTTGGTCCGGGAATCCTTGAAAGGCAGATGGGGCTTCTCTACGGGCAGGGCGTGTTCCTTAACCGGCTGGCTTACCAGGAAGGAAACATCGTGCATAACTGGGAGGAGGACAGGGAGATCCAGGCGTGGCTGGACAGCTGGGACTATATTAGCTACATCAAGGGGTGTATGACCGATTACCTGCATCTGAAAGGGTTCTTCGATGCCAAGTATCTGGAGAAAGGCCGGAGAATAGGCAGGGAGCCAAAGATAGCCTATCTTGAGCATATTCCTTCAAAGAACGCAAGGCTGGAGTGGACGGACAGCAGGGAGATCAAGGACGTGAAACACATTGTTGTCGGGGATTTCGAGCATTCCTGCGTGGGGACGGGCGTAAGGGTCTATCCGGTCTATGACAGGAAGAATCCAGGACGGTTCGGAGCGTCGGCATCGTACAACCACACATATTCATTCGCAAGGGATTTCTATGCTGTGCCTCAGTATTGGGGAGCGTTGCGCTGGATTGTCAAGGGTTCGGAGATTCCGACCATATTCAAGTACGTGACGGACAACGGAATCAACCTTGCTTATCTGGTGAAGGCTCCCAAGGAGTACTGGGAGGAAAGGCGTGACCGTCTTAGGATGGTTCATCCGACTTGGGATGACACCAAGGTGGAGAACGAGATCAGCCGGTTGACGGAGGATCTGCTGTTGCAGATGCAGGATGTGCTCAGCGGCAAGGAGAACGCCGGAAAGTTCTTCTATTCGCTCGATATGCCGTCTGAAAGCGGCGCGGGGCGTGTGTCTTGGTCCGTGGAGGCGATAGACCAGAAGATGAAGGACTTTGTGGAGGCTCAGTTGAAGATCTCGGAGGCTTCGGCATCTGCGATCACATCCGGAATGGGGCTGCATCCGTCGCTGTCGAACGTGATGGTGAACGGAAAGCTGGCTTCCGGCTCTGAATTGCTCTATGCGTTCAAGCTGTTCCTGCTTTCGGACACGGAGATCGCCTCACAGACGATTCTGGAGCCGATCAACCAAGCGATAGCGTTCAATTTCCCCGGAAAGGGGCTGAAACTTGGGTTCTTCCACAAGCAGTTGTCGGCGGAGGATGCCCTTACTTCTTCGGCAAGGGTTAAAAATCAGTGATTATGATGGATTTGTTCAACAGAAATCGGGACGGTTCCAAGGAACTTGAGGATCTGACCGGCCAATGGTACGCTTCCTCTCCTTTCAGGCTGATCGAGACGGAAATCCGGTTCGCCACCGATGAGGTGGCGCGGCTTGTGAGTCAGGAGGTGGTCAAGGAGGCCGCGGAGGCTTACGATGAGGATGAGAAGCCGGAACTTGTAGCCGCTGTAAGGCTTCCGGTGGCGTGTCTTGCGTTGATGCGTTACGCCAAGCTTTCATCCGTGTCACACGAATCTACCGGACGGAAGGTCAAGATCGATGACAATGAGAGAAGCCCTTACGAATGGCAGATAGACAGGGATGACAGGGCGATGAGGGAGCGGTATTTCAGGGCTCTGGACGCTTTGTACACCTACTTGGAGACTTCCGGCAACGAGAACTGGAAGGCTTCGGCCAAGAGGACGATGACAGGCGAATCCATTGTCAGGAATATTCAGGAGTTCGAGGCGGTCTATCCCATCGATGGGAGCTACTATGTCTATTATCTGCTCCAGGCGCTTGTGATCGAGCGGCAAAGGGCGGTGATAGGACCGTTCGCGGGGGATAAGTGGGCTTCCATAGCCGACGGCTCGGCTGACGAAAGGGCGCTTTCGCTGGCCAGAAGGGCGGCGATACTAAGTGCGGTGATCGTGGCCGGAACGAGGTGGAGCCTTGAGGTGTTTCCTATCGAGATCGCAAGGCGGTTCTCCCCTACCTATCAGGGCAACAAGTCCAACCGTGTGGCCACGATGGATGAGATTGACTGGTATGTCGGCAATCTGAAAAGAGAGGTCAAGGACGCTTTGACGGATTTGTCGGCGCTGATCAATGAAGATAAGGTAGACCCTAAGCTTTTGCCTGTGAATGACAGGAGGAACAAATTCTTTACCACCGAGTGATGAACACGATTGAGGTTTTCGAGACCGGCAAGGTCGTACAGGTGCCTGGTTCGTGGAGCGAGATGACTCCGAAACAGGTGCGTGGGGTGTTCCGGATCTTCGAGAGGTGTCTTAGGCGTGGGGAATCGCCGTTGGACTTCAATGTGAGGGTCTTGTGGATGCTGCTTGGGGTGCGGAGGACTGTCAAGGGATGGTTCACGGACATATTCAATGGCTCTTCTTCTGTCAGGGATGAGAATGTCTATCGGATGTGCGAGACGTTTCTGGGCTTCCTGTTCTCGGAGGAGTCGGCTGCGTTGACGTTTGATTCGGTCGCGAATCCGATGCCGGTGGTCCGGTCGGGGCTTGTGAGGCTGTACGGTCCGGGGGAACTGCTTCAGGATCTGACTTTCGGGGAGTTTCGGCACGCCTCGGCGGCTGTGAACCGGTTCTTCAAGAACCACGACATCGCTGATCTGGATGAGTGCATCGCCTTTTTGTACCGTGTGCGGTCAAGGAAGGCCAATCGGGCGGGGCGTTTGGTTCCCGATGTGGACCAGCGGAACGCGCGGAGGCATATTCATAGGGCATCTATGTTGAAGGGGTGGCAGAAGAATCTTGTGATGATGTGGTTCGCGGCTTGCTTGAAGTACCTTCAGTCGGGTGTTCTGGAGATTAACGGGGAGGAGGTTGATTTGTCGAAGTTGTTCGCCGGGGATGAGAAAAGTTCGGGGATAAGCTTCGGGTGGAATGATCTGTTGGTCGAGGTGGCTAAGGAGAACACGCTTGGCAACATTGACAGGGTGGATGAGGAGCCGTTGTTCTCGGTGCTGTCGATTATGTGGCATAACTATAAGGAGAGAAAGAGAAATGAGCAGATTATCAAGGCTTCAAAGGCTCACTGAGTACCTTGCGGGATTGAAGATCCATTCTTGCTGGTGTTGTGGGCACATCGATCCGATTTGCACGACCGCGCAGTCGGACGCCACTTCCAAGCTGGCGCATCTTTCGGGTGTGCAGGTGGTGGTCGCGCGTCCGGAGGTGCATCAGCGTGGGGATTCCGATTCGTTCCGTGAAGAGCTGGGGACGGTGATCTTCGTGTTGGAGAAGGGGCTTGGGCTCGACAAGACGGAGGAATCGGAGAATGAGCAATATTCACGGCTTCTGGAGATTGCGGATTTGATTCTGGCCTACATCACGGAGGAGGCTTCCAGCTATAATTGTCAGTTGGTGACGGGTTTGTCGCTGGCTTCGGCTGATGTAGTGCCTGAGGCAAGCGTGTTCGGAGGTTGGAGCGGGTACAGCATCGAGCTTGCGTTTGAGTGATGGATGTCAGGGCGCGTTTCGTAAGTGAGGTCCTTCAGGATGAGGGTCAGCGGCTTCTGAGAAATCAGGGGAAGGCCATCGAGGCCAAGGTCAAGAAGCGTTCCGGGCGGTTGGAATCGTCCAGGAGTGTTTCGGTGACCGGTGGGAGCGGTGCTTCGGGGACTTTGACGTTCGTGCACGTGGCCTACGAGCGTTTTCTGGATATGAAGCGTCTCCAGCGTGGCGGCAAGTCCGTCAAGAGCAACCGCAAGATCCACAATCGCTATGTCTTCGGTGCTTTCGCCTCCATCGCCGAGCGTCTGATGTACGAGTTCACGGAGGATGTCATCGCCCGGATCCGGGAATCGGAACTGGGCCAAACGAAGTGAAAATCAGGCGGGAAGTCTTGATTATTTGGCCGGAAAGTTGTTTATTTGCAAAGACAAATGCAATACAAACGCAATACGGAGATGATGAAGACTGTTGACATATCTGATTTCGCAAGGTTCTTGGGGCTGTCTATGCTGTCTCAAGGAATTTCGGTCAGTCCGCTGAAGCTTCAGAAGATTCTATACTACCAGCAGGCTTGGCATATGGTGTTCTTTGGTCGAGAGAATCAACTTTTCTCCGAGGCTCCGGAGGCTTGGGTGAACGGTCCTGTTTATCCAGAAATATATCGTCAATACAGGAGTTGCGTTCCGAATATGTGCGATCACCTGAAAGAGAAGGATTTCGGAGTTCAACCTAGTGATGTGCTTGCAACCATCGAGAGACTTGCTGCCAGTCTGGAATTATCGAAAGAGGAGTTGGACCTGTTTGAGTCGGTGATGCGTCTGTACGGTTCAAAGACCCAGAACCAGTTGATCCTTGTGACACACAGTGAACAACCTTGGTGTGAGGCAAGAGAAGGGCTTCTGCCTTATCAGGCTTCCAATAGGGTGATTTCGTTGGACACTATGTACGGGTACTACAAGGCCCGTCGTGATCGTAGAATGAACCGGCAATGAGTACGGATCTGCTTACCGAGGATGATTTCTGGGACGACATCCACGGCTTTCACGATGTCGGAGAGGGACTATCTATCGAAGACACCAACCTTTCTAAGAATGTGCCGATTGTAATCAGCTATGAACTTGCGGATATGGACAAAACCGACTATCATTTCCAACAGGAGTTCAAGTGGGATGACACAAAGGCTTATTTCCAGATAATGAAGAATATCTCTTGCCGTTCCATCAATGACATCATCAATGAGAGTGATCATTCGTTACATTTCTATCGTTCAGGGGTAAGCAAGAGAATGAAAGACCTTTTGAAGCGATTGAATCCAAATTGTGAGCCTGGTGACACCACACTGATTTACCACTTCGCCCTATACACGGATAAGGATGGCGCATCCCGTGAATCCGGCAGGAGGTCTCCGAGAATATATTTTATGCTTGGGCGTAACGGAATGATTTTCCCTTTATTCTTCGATCCTTATCACGAGATTAATCCGTGAACGCGTCAAAGCAGTGGATTGATTTTTGCAAGAGGTATAGATAACACTTAATTCTGATTGAATATGTTCTGGGGTTCTTTTGATGTTCCGATAGGAGTGATTCTCATAGTCCTGCTGATTGTGTTCTGGAAACCGGTGACAAGCAGGATCCTATTGTGGATATTCGTCATCATCACGTTCCCTTTTGTCGCATTGTGGAAGGGCATAGAGAAATTAGCCGGAATAGATAAAAGTAGCTGTGGAACATCTGATGAGGACGCAATAGAGATCGCAATAGAACGTAGATGGCTGATGAAAAAGGTTGTCCTCGCAGCGGCTGGCTTTCTGGCTCTGTTCGCGATCATTATCTGGACACTTCCGTTATTCGACATATACGATTGGAAAGTGGTCGGCTGGCTATCACTCGCAGCCTTCGTATTAACCGTGGTCATCGCCACCAGAACAAAGTTCTTTGATCCGCCTAAGATATAATAATCAACATTTTTGTCCTTTGCAGCCGCCTGATAGCGGCTATTTTTGTGCCATAAATCACGTGAGATTATGGCTAAAAGAATTACTGATGAGGATCTTCGGCTGAACCTGATCATCAATGGGGACGGCGGCAGGAAACAGTTGCTTGAACTTGAAAGGCAAATAAACAACACAACAACCGCAATTGAAGAGACACGGAAAAAGATGACCGCTTTTGAAGTGGCGGGAAAGAAAGCCAGTCAAGAATATCAAGATTTGAGCAAGTCTTTGGAAGTTCAGCAGGCTTCACTGAAGAAATGCAAGTCTGAATTCAAGTCCCTTCAAGAAACAGTTCCTCTTACAAGCAAGACGATGAAAGAGCTTAAGCATCAAATCATCGCCACACGAACTGCACTTGAACGCGCTGCTCCTGGCTCCGATAATTGGAACCAGTTAAACAAGGCACTTCAAGAATTAAAAACAAGATACAAAGAGCTTACCGATCAGTCTAAAGCCGTCAGTTATACAACGTGTGAGATGATGGACAAACTTAGCAAGTATGCCATTTCGCTCACATCAGCTTTTAAAGGAGCCGCCAATGTGATTAACAGGTTCACTGGTGCACGTGATGCGTTTTTAGCCTATGACGAGGCGATGACGGATGCGATGAAGACCACGGGGCTGACTAAAAATGAGATTTCGGAGCTCAGTGAGAAACTCAAAGGCATAGACACAAAGACGGCTCAGAACGAGTTGCTTGGGCTTGTGCGGGCCGGCGGTAAGTTGGGAATATCCGGTCAGGAAGACTTGTTGGGATTCGCGAAGGCCGCCAACCAGATCAATGTGGCACTTTCCGAGGATCTTGGCGGTGATGCGGAGGCCGCCATCACGGAGGTCGGAAAGATGGTCGATGTGTTCAACCTCAAGGATGAGTTCGGAATCGAAAAGGCGATGCTGAAAGTAGGTTCGGCCATCAATGAACTGGGAGCTGCTTCGACCGCCAACGAGGGCTACATCGTGAACTTCTCCGGAAGGCTTGCCGGTATCGCACCTAACGCCAAGATCAGCATCGACAAGGTGATGGGACTTGCGGCCACGCTTGACTCCCTGCACCAGCAAGCTGAAACTTCATCCACTGCGGTAGGGCAAACCATAACCAAGATGTTCGAGAAGACAGAGACATTCGCGAATATTGCAGGAATGTCTTTGAAAGACTTTTCCGACCTCTTGAACAACGATGTAAACGAAGCGTTCATCCGTGTGCTGGAAGGAATGAACAAAGGCGGTGACGGTGGAATGAAGGCCATCACCGAGGCGATGGGAGATATGGGACTGAACGGTTCACGCGCCATCCAGGTACTCGGTAGCCTTTCAAAACAGACGGAGACATTGCGGCAGCAGCAATTGATCGCGGCCGAAGCTTTCAACGAGGGTACCTCAATCATCAATGAATATGAGCTCAAAAACAACTCGTTGACGGCCACGTTGGAAAAGCAGAAGAAGGCTCTTATGGAGACGACCGTAGAAATAGGAGAGAAAATGAACCCTTTGATGTCTGAAAGTGTCGGACTTATGAATATGGGGCTGAAAGCCGTTTCCGCATTGATTGGCCCTATGGTCAAGTATCGCTACCAACTGGCCGAGATTGCAGCAGCCATATTCATCTATAACCAACGGGCGAAACTCAAGCTTGCGTATGACAAGTTGCTGGCGTTCTGGAGCAAGGAGAATAGGGACGCTTTGCTGAAACAAGCGCTTAGTCTGAAGGGTGCAAGTGTCGGTACCGCAGCTTTGTCATTGGCTCAAAATCTTCTTGTCGGCAATACCAAGGCTGCTACTATTGCATTCAAACGCCTCGGTTTGGCCATCAAAGCTAATCCTTTCGGGCTAATCCTAAGTGTCATCACCGCCGTGGTTGTCGGTATAACCACATTTGTCAGGCGGTCAAAAGAAGCCACCAAGGAAATGACAGAGATGCGGAAAGCCGCCGCTGACACAGCCTCTGAAATCAACAGGGAAAAAGATGCGGTGAATAGGCTGAAGGATGCAGTCACCTCGGCGACCATCGGGTCAAAGGAAAGGGCGGCTGCCATCAAACAGATAAACGATCAGTACGGTTCTTACCTTCCACACCTGCTTGATGAGAAAGCGTCCAATGATGAGGTTGCCGCGGCTCTTGGCATTGTCAATGACAAGCTTTCCGAGCAGATAAGGTTGAAAGGGATGCTGAACGCCAAATCCAAGCTGGATGAGGGGCTCCAGGACAGTACCGTGAAAGCAGCGGAGAACATCAGGAATGCCTACAATAAGACACATAAAGACTCCAAGATGAGCGAAGATGATTACCGTGGCGTCCTGGAAGCGATTGTGGGATTCCGAGACACGATGACATCGGAGACATCATCCAGTACCGACAGGGTCAACGCTGCGGCGGCGTTGAAAAGAAGCCCTATACTCAGAGATTTCCATCCTGATGATTTGGCGAAGAAATTAAGTCCCGTCTCTTCCGGAATAGATAAGTACAATTCAGACGTGAAGACATTAGAGGCGTTGTATGGCGTAAATAAGAGGAAGAATAGTAGTGTTACTACGACATCCGGGACATCAGCCTACTCAACTGCGGATAGCGATGTCACAACAACTCCTGACAACAAAACCGGAAAGCAGCAGTGGTCATTGAGCAATGACGAGGCGTTCCTGAAGGCTAAGGCGGAGCTGACGAAGCAGTTCAATGAGAAGGAGATTGCTTCGCAGGGGGAATATGACGATAGGATTTATGAGCTGGAGGTGGCTACGTTGACGGCACGGCTGGCTGCTCATAAGGAGAAAGGAGCGGACAGGGCCAAGATCGAGAACGAGTTGCAGGAGAAGATCAAGAAGCATTCGGAGGATGCGTTGAAGAAGCGGCAGGAGAATGAGAAGAAGGCGGCTGAGCTGACCAAGGAGGGGGCGGCGATCATTACCGAGGTGGAGACCGACAAGACCAAGGCGGCTATGGACGGTGAAGAGGTGCGGTATCAGGCGGAACTGAAGAAGTTCAAGGAGACGCAGGTGCTGTACGAGAATCAGGCGGCGGTGCTGGAGGCGATCGAGAAGAAGCATCAGAATAAACTATCGAAGATAGCGCAAGATGGTTTTGACAGGCGTATTGCTACGATGGAAAGTGGCTACAAAGTTGATCGGGCTGCAATAACCGCTGACTATTCAAAACAGATAGCAGCAGAACGTCCAAACTCCAGAAAGGCCGCCACAAAAACAAAGGAACGAGATTACGCTCTTCTTGATCTAGATTTGAAACACCTTGAAGAGTTGAAAACAGAACTGGAAAAGATAACTGCTGATAAAAACGCTCTTGGCATCAATCTTTCACAGGAAGACCTTGCCAAATACAACCTGAAACTTGAAGAGACCAAGGCCAAGATCAGTGAGTTGACTGCCTCAAAGGCCAAAAGTGATGGCGGTTTCTTCTCCGGCACAGGGAAAGGAAGTCTGTTCGGTGTGTCGCAAGAGGAATGGAACACATTTTTTGCCAACATCGATACAGGTAAGAATAAGGCGGAGAATCTTGCTACAGCTTTGAACGCTGTTGGTGGACTATCGCAAGAAGGCTTCCAGTTGGCCAGCAAGGCCATTGAGCTGACCAACGCCAAGGAAAACAAGGCATTCAACGAGTACAAGAAGAACAACGAGAAGAAAAAGAAAGATCTGAAATCCAGATATGATGCCGGATTGGTGTCACAGGAGCAGTACAACGCGAGGGTCGAGGAGATGGAAGCAGAGGAAGAGGCAAAGCGCGAGGCGATGGAGATCAAACAAGCAAAGAGGACGAAAGCGCTCAATCTGGTGCAGTCCATCATCAACACGGCTTTGTCGGTCACCAAGACCTTGGCGCAATGGGGCTGGCCAGCCGGTGCGGCTCCTGCCGCTATCGTTGCCGCTTTCGGAGCGGCGCAGACTGCATTGATCGCGGCGCAACCGGTCGGCGCCGAGGAAGGTGGTTTCGTAAACACTCGGAGGGCTCAGGATGGGAAGGCGTTCAAGGCGCGGTTATCTCCGGACAAGAGAGGATTCGTGTCCTCCCCTACCATCCTTGTGGGCGAGAATGGCGGGGAATATGTGATTCCTGCGGAGGGGCTGAACAATCCGACATTGTTGCCGTTCGTGGCCACGATGGAGGAGGCCCGGAAGGCGGGGACGTTGAAGAGCCTGAACTTCGAGGCGGTTTATCCGGTGGGAGCGGCTATCGGTCGGGAAAGCGGCGGGTTCACGGGCAACGTGTCGAGCGGGGGTGTCGCTTCAGCAGGCTCAGCGACCAGTGCGGGCGCTTCGACAAGCACAGCGACCGATGAGAGGTTGCTGGAGGCTATCGAGCTTCTGAACAAAAGGCTTTCCGTGCCTATCAAGGCGGATGTGTCGATGCTGGGGAAGAACGGGATCATCGAGCAGACGGAGAAGTACAATCGTGCCAAACGCCGGGGTACTTATGGCAGATAATGCGATTTTTTGCAAAAATTTCCGTAAAATTCTTGGAATTTGGAAAAAGATTCGCATCTTTGCCAGTGCGTACTACATACTTAGCATTCTCTTTACGGCTGAATAATTCCGTAGAAGATTGCTGACATATTATTAAAGGGAAATTTTGCCCTCCGTATGGTCGTTGCTGACGAAAGTCGCAACAGCATTATGCCGTAAGGCAGGTATGTGGTACGCAGACCTTAGCGGAGGGTTTTTATATTCAATTAGTTATGCGTACTACTAATTCAAACAACGCGGCTGTTGCCGCAGAAAGCCACAAGATCGGGGCTGACTCTTTCATCATCGAGACCAGGATTGAACTGTTCCGGATCGCCGACCGGTTCTCCGAGTGGGAGAACCGGATGTGCGAGAGCAAGGAGCTGCTGATGGACGGAAGGCTCGACAATGAGATCAGGACGATGAACACCGCCTTCTACCAGCTGGACGAGGCTCTGAGGAGGATCATGAACGAGGAGCTGGAGTTCGACATCCTCCGCCACAACACCGTTACGGAGTGATTTTTGCAAGGATTTGTCTGACAATTAATTCTGAATGAGTATGAGAAGGTTAATCATTGCTGTTGCTATAATGCTGATAGGGTTCGGCGGGACTTGCTTCGGAAGGAAGCTGGCTGATCCGGACACGCTGGCGTTCAAGAAGACATATTCGATGCCAGAAAAGAACATTGATGAAATCCGAGAGGCCGTAAGAGAATGGCCACAAAAGAATATTGGGTTGGAATATTCGCGTTCCAGTCTGGATTGGACAACAAAAAGTTTTCGAGGCCGGTACTTCGATGTTCTTTTCGGCAAAACAAGAGGTGATTTGTTCGGAGATGTCTTTCCCTGAAAAAAGTTGACTCACAACAAAGAGTTAACAATGGCGTATTTACACACCCAGAAACAGTTCA